AGCGTCGCCAAGGAGGCCGGGCAGGCCGCGGCGACCATCGTGGCCGACAACGTGCAGAAGATGTACGCGCGGATGCCGGCGGGCTCGCTGGGGAACTCCGCGTGGTTCATCAACCAGGAGACCTGGCCGCAGCTCTTCAAGCTGTCCCAGGCGGTGGGCGTCGGCGGCGTGCCGATGTTCATCCCGGCGGGCGGGATGTCCGCGACCCCGGCCGGTACGCTCCTCGGGCGCCCGATCGTCCCGATCGAGCAGGCCGCGGCGCTCGGCACCGTCGGCGACATCGCCTTCTGCGACTTCCGCCAGTACCTGGCGATCCGCAAGGGCGGGACGCAGGCGGCGTCGTCCATCCACGTCCGGTTCGTGTACGACGAGTCGGTGTTCCGGTTCGTGCTCCGCTTCAACGGCGCCCCGATCCCGAACTCCCCGCTCACCCCGTACAAGGGCACGGCCACCCTCAGCCCCTTCGTGACCCTGGCCACGAGAGCCTGACGGTAGAGGAGAGAAGAAGATGAACGTCAACCTCGCCGAACACTTCAAGATCGTCGACGCCACCGCCGGCCCCGTCACTACGAACGGTGGCGTGACCGGCGACTACGTGTCCCTCAAGGGCGTGAAGCGGGCCTGGATCTCGCTGCAGTTCACGCAGGCCGTGGGGCACGCCACCACTGTCCAGCCGCAGAAGGCCACCGCGGTCGCGCCCACGGGCGCCGCCTCGATCACGGCCGCCGCGCGGATCTGGGCGAACGAGGACACCGCGGCCGGCGACACGCTCGTCCGCAAGACCTCGGCAACCTCGTACGCCGTCACGAACGACATCAAGAAGAAGCAGGTGCTGATCGAGATCGATCCCGCCGAGTTCACGGGCGCCTACGACGTGCTCGGCTTCACGGTGTCGGACAGCTCGCAGGCGACGAACTTCGTCTCGGGGCAGTACTTCCTCGAGATGGGCTACTCGCAGGCGACCCCGCCGACGGCGATCACGGACTGAGGGAGGCCCTGAATGGCTGAGCTCAACCCCCCGAACGTCGACATGGACGTGCTCCGGGCGACGATGCTCGGGGCGCGTGTCGACCGCGCCGCCGCCACGCTCCCGCAGACCGCGGCGGGCGCGCTGTTCAACATCGTGGGCGGTCGGGTCCTGATGACCGCGATCGTCGGCGAGGTGACGGTCGCCATCCAGAACCAGGCGAACAACACGAAGCTGACCGCCAACCCGACCACCGGCACCTCCGTGGACATCTGCGCCGTGCTGTCCATCGCCAACGACGAGGTCGGCTGCCTGTACGGCATCACCGGCACCTTCGCCACGGCGATGGTCGGCGCGAACGCGGGCGCCACGGTGACCCCGACCACGCCGGTCGTCCTGCCGGTCGGGACGCTCGACCTGGACTGCGCCGCCAGCAACACCGGCTCGGTGAAATGGTCGCTCTTCTACGTGCCGCTCGACCCGGGCGCGTACGTGACGGCCGCCTAGTTCTACTCGGTGACGGGGCGGGGCCTCAGGGCCTCGCCCCGCACACAAAGCCAGCGGGAGGTGCGATGCGAGTCCGAATCACGTCCGTGTTCGAGCGAGGCTACTCGACCGCCTTCGTGCGCTACGAGGTCGGCCAGGTGGTGGACGTGGACGTTTCGACCGCGCAGCGAATGCAGGACGCCGGGTGCTGCGAGGTGCTCACGCCCGAGGTCCCGGTCGCGGTCAGCCTCCCAGAGGTCGCGGCTCCGAAGCCGGTCGTGACGCCGGAAGAGGAGCCCCGAGCGGTCGTCCTCCCGAAGGTGACGAAGAAGGCCAAGCGGTGAAGTACGCCCGGCTCGTGGACGAACCGTGGAACGCGCGTCTCGCGCAGACTTCGGAGCCCGCCTCCGAGCCCGTGAGCGTCGACGAGCAGAAGCTCCACTCGAGGATCGACGCCCCAGACGACAACCAGTTCCTCGCCGTCGCCATCGCGGCCTCGCGCCAGTGGATCGAGCAGTACCTGGGTCGGCAGCTCGTCACGGCCACCTGGACGATGACGCTGGACGAGTTCCCGGGCGACGGGGTGATCGAGCTGCCCCGGCCGCCGCTCGCCTCCGTGGGGTCGGTGAAGTACTACGACGGCGACCGGGCGCAGCAGACGTTCGCCGCCGCCGGCTACCACGTCCTCGCCTCAGGGGCCGCCCCCGAGGCCCCGATGGGCCGGATCGAGCTGGCCGAAGGCTACGCCTGGCCGACGACCTACAGCGGCGAGGGGGCGGTGCAGATCGAATTCGTGGCCGGCTACGGCGCCGCCTCGGCCGTCCCGGTCCAGATCAAGCAGGCGATCCGGATGCACGCCGCCGAGTTGTACGAGCGGCGCGAGCAGGTGGTCCTGGGAGCAGTGGCGCCGGTCGCGATCACGGTAGAACGCCTCCTGTGGCCGCTGAGGGTGTTCTAGTGCAGGCCGGGAAGCTCGACCGCCGGATCGTCTTCCAGAAGGCCACGGAGAGCCAGTCCGCCTCCGGTGCTGTCGTGGAGACGTGGAGCAACGTCGCCACCGTCTGGGCAACGTATCTCCCGGAAAGCGGAACGGAGGGCTTTCGGGAGGCACAGGAGCAAGGCTGGAGCGTGGTCCGCTTCCGCACCCGGTACTGGGTCGATGTCGATGGCGTGCCGACCGTGAAGTACCGCATCGTCTTCGACGACGTGGTCTACGACATCCTCGAGGTGCGCGAGCTCGGGCGCCGGGAGGGATGGGAATTCGTAGCTCGCGCCCGCGCAGAGGACGCGCGATGATCACCGCCCGGTGGACCGGCCTCGACGAGGCCGTGAGGAACGCCCAGTCCCTCGGCGAAGACATCGCCCGCGAGGAGGTCCTCGAGAAGGCCCTCGTCGACGTGGGCAAGCCGCTGCGCGACGAGATCGTCCGGGTCACGCCGCGGTCGAACCAGGCGCCGCACGTCGCCGACACGTTCATCGTGAAGGTGTCGAAAGAGGAGCGCAGCGAGGGCCGGAGCACGGTCCTGGTCGGGCCCTCGGCGGCCCGGGGCTCCGTGGGCTTCGTCGCCGGATTCCTGGAGTTCGGCACCTCGCACATGTCCGCGCGGCCGTTCATCCGGCCGACGTGGGACGCCTGGCGGGCGGGGTACTCGAAGGCCCTGGCGGACGAGATCCGCAGGCACTACGAGCGGGTCGTGAGGAAGTACACCCGGAGGGCGAGCCGGTGATCGAGGAAGCCATCCGGACGTTGCTGCTCGCCGACGCCACGGTCGCCGGCCTCGTGGCGACCCGCGTCTACAGCGGCGTCATGCCGCAGCGCGCGACGTTCCCGCTCGTGACGCTCCAGAAGATCGACAAGCTCTCGGACCTGACGATGGACGGGGTCCGGGGCCGAAACCGCGTTCGGCTGCAGGTCGACTGCTGGGCGGACAGCCACGACGGCGTGCGGGCGCTCGCCGACGCGGTCAACGGGGACGACTCGCAGAGCACCCGGGGGCCGCTGCACGGCTTCGCGGGAGCCGTCGGAGACGAGAGGTTCAAGCTGATTCGGCTGCTGGTGGAACGCTCGACCGAGTACGAGCCCGACACGAAGCTCTACCGGGTGGGCGCGGACTACATGCTGCACCTGTAAGGAGGAGAGACGCATGAAGAAGCGGATGATGTGGGCCATCGCGGCCCTGCTGATCGTGGCGGCGGGAGCCTACGTCTACGCCGCCACCGCCCTCTCGACGAGCGTGGTGTTCTCCGTGTCGGGGAACTTCGTGAACGACCTCGACCTCGGGACCGACCCGACCTACAACTTCAAGGCCGGGAGCACCCTGAGCTTCACCAACGGGACCGGGGCGAACCAGGCCGACAAGGTGTTCGCAGACCAGCGCACGATCGCGGCCTCGACGACCGAGGACCTCGACGTCGCAGGAGGAGCACTCACCGACGCCTTCGGTACGACCTTCACCATCGCCGAGCTGAAGGTGCTCATGGTGTGCGCTTCGTCCGCGAACACGAACAACGTCGTGCTCGGGGGCGACGCGAACAGCGTCCCGTTCCTTTCGACTGCGGCGACGACCGTGTCGATCAAGCCCGGGGGCTGCTTCCAGCTCGCCGACCCGTCGGCGGGCGGGATTGCTGTCACGGGCGCGACGGGCGACATCATCCAGGTGGCCAACTCCGGCGCCGGGACGACCGTCACCTACGACATCGTCATCATCGGCTCGAGCACGTAAGCGCGCTCTGGCCCTGAGAAAGGAGAAGCACGATGCCTGACATCAGCGGAAAGAGCGCGGGGTTCATCGGCTACCAGGGGCGCCTCTCGCGCTCCACGGCCGGGAACGCCGGGCCCTGGACGGCGGTCCCCGAGGTCAAGAGCTTCGACCCGGGCGAGAAGACGGTCGAGGAGGCCGAGTTCACCCACCTCGAGAGCCCGGGGAAGACGCGCGAGTACAAGGCGACCTTCTCGGACGCCGGGACGATGTCCGTGGTCTGCAACTTCCTCGACCCCGTGCTCGACGCGGCGGGCGCCGCCATCCAGGACGCGATCATCGCGGACATCGGCGTGAACGACGCCGACTACTAC